ATTATTTAGGGTTTTCATCAAGGGCAAGTCTTGATAAGTTTGGAGAAAGACCTAACTTTAAAGATGTTATAGCAACAGGTAAATTGCGTATTGAGATGTATGTTGAAGAGAGGGTTATATATTCAAATAATCCAACAGGCCCTATATTCTGGTTAAAGAATTTCGGATGGACAGATAATTCAAAAACAGATTTAAATATAACTGTTAATCCATTGGAAAAACTAATAAGACAAGCTTCAGTCTCAACACTACCAAAAGAAATTAAATTAAAAAACATAGATATAGATGCAGAATAATTATAATACAGATAACTCAAACGAAGCAGAATTAAACTTATTCCATTTATGGCAAAACGATTGGTGTTTATTTGCAAAAGATGTTCTTCAGGTAAATTTAGACAAAGAACAAGAAAAAATTCTAAGAGAAATACAAATTAATCCAAGAGTAGCAATAGCAGCCGGTACTGCGAGGGGTAAGGATTTTTTATGTGCGGTAGCTGCTCTTTGTTTCCTTTGGTTAACTCCAAGATTTAATGAGAATGGTATATTAATAGAAAATACAAAGGTAGCATTAACTGCACCATCTGCGAGGCAGATAGAAAATATCATGTATCCAGAAGTAACCAGACTTTATAATAATGCTCTTCTTAAATATGGCAGATTAAAAGGTACTGACATACGTACTGATTATGACGAATGGTTTTTAACTGGATTTAAGGCAGATGACACAAAAACCGAAGTATGGTCTGGCTTCCATGCTGTCAATACCATGTTTATAGTTACAGAGGCTTCTGGAATATCAGAAATGACTTTTAATTCGATTGAGGGAAATTTACAGGGCAATTCTCGTATTGTTCTTGCTTTTAATCCAAATACGTCGATAGGATATGCTGCGAGAGCAATGACTTCTCCACGTTGGAAATCATTTAGGCTCGATGATTTAAATGCAACTAATGTAATACAGAAAAAAATAATAATTCCCGGACAGGTAGATTATGAATGGGTGAAAGATAAAGTTATATTATGGTGTGATAAGATACGGAAAGATGAATTTAATGAAGGTAGAGGGGATTTTGTTTGGGAAAAAGAGTATTATAAGCCAAAAGAGGGCTCTTTAGGTGATTTATTTAGAGTAAAAGTAAGGGGGATGTTTCCTGAAATTTCCGAAGATATTCTTATTCCGCCATTATGGATAGAGTTAGCAAAGGAGAGATGGGTTAAAACAAAACAATTAGGCCTAATAAAATCTTATCCAAAGAAGATAGGTGTAGATGTGGCTGGTATGGGTATTGACAGCACAGTCATATGTGAGAGAATGGGTAATTTTGTCTTACCATTTGAAGTATATCAATCAGCAGGCAAAGCAGAGCAGATGAAGATTGCAGGTATAGTTAAAAATAAATTAACAGGAATCTCTGCATCAAAAAATCAAGCATTCATAGACACAATAGGAGAGGGTGCTGGCGTTTATTCAAGTTTAGTACAAAGTGGGCTTAAAAACAGGGCTTTTTCCGTCAAGGGGTCTGAATCTGCTGGCGGATTACATGATATAACTGGTATTTATGAATTTGTAAATATGAGGACTTATCTTGCATGGGCACTACGTGACTGGTTGAATCCAATTAATGGGTTTGATGCTTGCCTGCCGCCAGATACAGGTAGGCTTGAGCATGAATTAACACATATAAAATACTATATTTTAAATTCAGGAAAGATTAAATTAGAGGAGGGATATGAGATAAAGAAAGTATTAGGATATTCTCCTGATGAGTTTGATGCATTAAAATCCACTTTTGCTCCACATGGAGAGGTAAAAAGAATGAATATGGGGAAATTAATTGGTAGATTGCGATAATAAAAAATAATAACAAGGATAAAATAACAATTAAAATAAAAAAAAATATGAATAATTTAGAAATCCTTAAAAGTGGAGATATAAAAGCTATTATTAATCTATTTACAGAAGAAGATAGAATAGTAAGTCATGAAGAATGTGCAAGCCAGTATGATGTTAATCAACATCGTATTTTTGATAAAAATTTTAGGCCTGATAAAATAATATATAAAGATGTTATTGTTAATGGAGAAATACAGTTAGATGAGAACGGTAATGCAAAAACTGTACAAGATATAGTACCAGTAACACGTATAGGAGAACCATTTCAAGCATATATAGTAGAACAGAGAGTAGGGTTTATGACTTCAAATCCTATAAATTATAATCTACTGGCCACAGATGAGGATGGCAATAAATTGATAGAAAGGGTAAAATATATATTAGATAAAAACAACATTAATCTTAGTAATAAGGATGTATTGAGAAGACAGATGTCGGAGATGGAATGTGCGAGATTTTGGTATTTTGTACCAGAGAAAGAAGGTGCAGACACAAAACTAACCTTAAAATGTAAAATACTTTCTCCTGCATTGGGTGATACGCTTATGGTCTTAAGAGATAATTATAATAATTGGATAGCATTTGCGAGAAAATATAAGATAAAAGAAGACAATAAGGAGATAGAGTGTTGCGATGTGCATACATCTGAAAATTCAAGATATTATATAAATAAAAATAACGAATGGCAGCTTAATGATATTTTTGATTCAAAGGGCAATAAAATTACCAATCCTATCCCAAATCCTGTTGGGAAAATCATGGTTACGTTATTTTCACAAGACTTACCAGAATGGTATCCAGTAGAATCAATGACTGAAAGGCATGAGGTATGTGTATCTAATCACGGTGATATGAATGATTATTTTGGGTCGCCTATACTGGCTGTTTCTGGAACTGTTACGGGTTTTTTAGCAAAAGGTACTCAAGGTCAAATTTTAACGTTAGAACAAGAAGCAAGGGCTAATTATCTACAATTAACCACACCACCTGAAAGTATATTAAAAGAACAAGATCGACTTCGTGAGTTAATATTTGCTTTAAGTAACACAGCTGATATTTCTTTTGATAAGGTAAAGGGGATTGGTAATCTTTCAGCAATAGCATTAAACCTTTTATTTATTTCATCTACTATGGCGGCTAAAGTGAAAGAGGAAAAATTTGCATTATCCCTTCAAAAGGAAATAAGTCTTATTATGAATGCAGTAGTTAAAGTTATAGATACGTCACTTTATAAAGGTCTTTTATCTGTTACCTGTAATCCTGAAATAAAAGTATATGCACCTAAAGATGATATTGAGTTTAATAAAATGTTAGGCTTAGCAGTACAAGATGGTATTATGAGTCAGGAACAGGCTGTTGAGCTTAATGACCTTGTAATAAACAAGCAAGAAGAAATAGCGCTTTTAAAAACATCAAATATTATTAATAACAAACTTGTTACAAATGATGATACAGAAGTATTTACAAGTAGTATGACAAAATAAGTATAATAATATTATAAAAAAATAATAAAAATATAACAATATTCAAATATTATTATTATATTTGTATATATAAATAAAAACGGGTGGTGGAGGAGTGGTTATCCTCGCCTGTTTTGGACACAGGAGAACGCAAGTTCGAATCTTGCTCACCCGACTAAATTAAAATATCATGTTAGAAATTAAAGGAGAATACGGGAAGGATTGTAAGATATTTATTGACGAGGTGGAAACTTCTGCAATGAGTACTATTTATAGCATATTGAATCACCCTGTTTCAGATGGTAAAAAAGTTAGGATAATGCCCGATGTTCACGATGGAGTGGATATTGTAATTGGTTTTACTATGCCACTTGGCGATATGGTTAATCCTAATCATATTGGGGTTGATATTGGTTGTGGCGTACTTACCGCTGAATTACACGAATTAAAATATTCTCTGAAAGAGATTAACGAAAGAATACATAATGTTATACCAATGGGATTTGCTCATAGACAAGAAGCTAAGATAATTGGTAGTTTACCAAATGGGTTAGAACAGATATGTAAGAAACTTGAATTGGATTATGGAGGTGTTGTAAAGCAAATCGGTACTCTTGGGGGTGGAAACCATTATATCGAAATAGGAGAAAGCAATGGCAAGTATTTTCTTTCTATACATTCAGGTTCAAGAAACTTTGGGTTACAGGTTTGTAAGTATCACGCAAAACAGGCTCAAAATCATCAAAGAGGATATTCCTATTTGACTGGGAATAATATGACCGAATACATATCAGATATGAAAATTGCACAAGAATTTGCACTACTTAATAGACATACTATATTGCATGACATATTAGATGCTATTGGGCATAATACAAAGGTGTTATCCTTTGATACTATTCACAACTATATTGATATGCAAAGAATGATTATAAGAAAGGGTGCTATTTCTGCCGAACTTGGAAAAAAAGTTGCTATTCCAATGAATATGAGAGATGGAGTGCTAATAGGCATTGGCAAAGGAAATGCAGACTGGAATTATTCTGCACCTCATGGAGCAGGTCGTATTATGTCAAGAAGTGAAGCTAAAAAAAATGTAAATATAGATGAATTTAAAAATACTATGAATAATATTTATTCTACTTCTATAAATGAAAAAACCTTAGATGAAAGTCCATTCGCTTATAAGGATATGAATATAATATTAGATTGTATAAAAGATACAGTTGATGTAATAGATATTATCAAACCAATTTTAAACATTAAAGCATAAAACAATGAAGATACTTTTTTTAACATACGATGTTACCGAAGCTATAAGTTATTACCGTGTTGGAGGAATAACTGAGCATCTAAGTGAAATAAGTAATAATGAAATAACATTAATGCAATGGTCTAACATTGGTGAGACAACTTGGCCAATGCTAATAAACGGAAATTATGATATTATTTTCTTTTCAAGACCATT